CCCCGCCATGATACGAGGGACGTTTCCACGTCCGCCGCCGTCATTCTGCCGGAGTCCACCCAACGCCGGAAAATGCGTAGCTTTGCCCTCATGTGCCGGATACCCTTGTACGTTGCCCGGCGGACGACTTTCCCGTTTGCGCCATACCGAAAGCGCACCTTAACGAATGTAAAGCCGCGCGTTAGCTTGATAATCTGCGTCTTTTTCGGATTGAGGCGGATACCGTGCTCGGCACATAGCCGCCGGAGCTCCCGGAGGCAAATCTCGAGCTTTTCCTTTGACTCGCTGATGATACACCCGTCGTCCATATAGCGAGCGTAATACTTCATGCCGAGTACGTCCTTGATATAGTGGTCTATCCTGTTCGGCAGGGCGAGCGCGGCGATTTGTGAGACTTGGCTCCCGAGGCCGAGCCCCACGTCGCCGAAGTTCTGAATAAAATATTTCGAGAGCGCGACGAGGCGGTCGTCGATGCCGCTCCGCTCGAACTCTCGAAAAACGGGCTCATGCTGTGCCGTATCGAAATACTTTGAAAAATCGAATACGAGGACGTAGCCCTCCCGCCCGTGTTTTCTGTAATGCTCCGCGAGAAAGTGCGTCACCCGGGATACGGCGAAATCGTACCCTTTGCCGCGCAAGCTCGCTCCGTTGTCGTAAATGAATGACCGGGAGAGCATCGGCACGAGGCAGTAATCGCATAAGCACCGTTGTACGACGCGCTCGGAGATATGGACGCTCCGAATATGCCTCGGCTTTCCCCGCTCCACAATATCGAACTCGTAAAAGCCCTTGGAGCGGTATCTCCCGGCTATCAATTCCTCGTGTGTCTTTGTGACGTTGGCAAGCGAGGCGGCTTTGTATCGCTGTGTGCTCGCTTTCCACCCAACGCCACGGACGGAGGCGCGGTAGCTCTCATAGAGCCGCTCGAATGAGAAAACCGTCTCGAAATCTCCGTACTCCCGGAGCGCGGCGGCTTTCTTTGCCATTCTCGCGGCCTTGCGACGCTGATACCGTGCCTCGCGTCGTTCTGCGCTGTTCATAAGATAAAAATACCTCGTACATTTCTTTCTCGGCGTGTTGTCTAAAATGCGTAACGGTGAGCCATGAAAGCACGGAAAACACGCACTCCGCACCCATGCAAGGAGCGTCCGGCTAACCGTATCGCGGTATATGTTTGTCCGACGGCGCGAGGCCGTCAGAGAGGTTATATTCCCCTTTTATATGGGGACTGCTTTCGCTCCGTGAGGAGTTATTCGGTCTGCCCCGTGTTGATATAAAATCCGGGCGCGAAGCCGAGGGAATAGTTCGCGTTGTTGTTGTTGACTGTCCCGTCGGTGTTCACATTCACGAAATTGTTGGAGTTGCTCGCATTCGGAGAACGGAGCCACCAATTAGCGGCGATACGGAATATAACCTAATCACGCGGAGGATTAAGCTCGCGCCTTATCGCTCCGTTTGATTTTAGAGATTTGCGAGAGTTCGTCCGTAATGAGCTTTACCCACTCTTTGAGGACGTTCGGCGGTATCTTCTCATGGTTGACGGTCATATACGCGAGGTCGAGCACGTCGAGCATCGAGTTATAATAGCCCTGTGCCGTCTCGTAATACTCTTTCCGCCGCTGGATATTCCGGCGGCGTATCTCCTCGGGAGATTTCTCGTCAACGTAAATGAGGTTTGCCGTCTTTATCATGCGATAAGCCTCTCGCGCCGCGTTGTAGAGCGGCAAAGAAAAATAAAAAGTGTAGCTTTTCGGCAGGATGCGGACGCGGTTGTATGTGAATACATAAATCTCGCGGGCGAGGTTGATATACTCCGCCGGGCTTTCGCCGCGTCTCGATTTTGGTACGGACATTTTCTTTCCTCCTCGCCGACTATGCGCCCATTGAGGGCGCAAGTCTCGATTTCCGAATTATACGCAAAAGCCGGGCGCGAAGCCGAGGGAATAGCCCGCGCTGCCGATGTAGACTGTCCCGTCGGCGTACACACGCACGAAACCGTCGGAGGAGCTCGCACGCGGAGAACGGAGCCACCAAATAGCGGCGGTACTCGTGCCGTTGTGCTTGTACTTGATTTTGCTATTCCCGGCGGAATAATAGGCGTACTGCGCTTGTTTGTTCTTCTCGTTCGTGTTTCCGTAGGAAATGCTACCGAAAACCTCGAACTCCGAGAGGAGGAAAAAGTAATCCGTTGTCGCCGTGACGTAGCTCGCCGTCGAGCCGCCGCCGTTTGCCGTATTGTCCGTGTACTTTGTAACGGACTTGAGGACGGCACGGAGCGCCGCCGGAATGACTGCAATAATCGTCCCGGAATAGCTTGATAGGCTCGTCCCGCAAATGTTTGTACGCATTTGCGAGCTTTTCCATCCGCCGGAGTTGGTGTTGCTCGCGTTCATAACGAAATAACCCGCACCCGGGGACGACCATCCGCTATCCGGGCCATATTGATTATCGCAGAAACACACGTCCGTACCGCCGGAGAGCGCGGTCTTTGCAAGCTGAAAATGGATGCGGTTTGCGCCCTCGACGCTTGCGTTATGGTTAAAGCCGATAATGAAAGCGTAGGTCGTGACATTCGAGAGCGAGAGCTTTCCGACCGTGCCGTTAAGCGTGACCGCCTTTCGGTCGCCGATGCTCCAATAGTTCGCGCCCTGTCCCGCGTCGGAAACGGATTTGATAACGCTCCACTCGTTATTGTTGAGCGTAGAGCTCACGAAAGAGAGCGTCAGCGAGTAGGAGGTCGTGCCGGAAACGACATTGACGGAGCCGCTCGTCGTCTGCCCGTTCTTTGTCGCCGTGACCGTGTACGCCCCCGTCTCCGTGACGGTGAAAACCGCTGTCCCGTTGCTCGTCTTTGTGGCGATTGTCGTCCCGCCCTTTTTCAGCGTGACGGATGCGCCGGAGTCTACGTTGACGGTAATCGTCGCGGAAAAGAACGTCAGCGCCACCGCGTAGCTATCGACGACGGAGACGCTTTTCGTGTCGGACGTTTGCCCGTTGAGTGTAGCCTTGACGCTCCATGTACCGGCCTCCGGCAAGGAGAGGACGCACGAGCCGCCCGCCGCCGTGCCGTTTACCGTTTTCGAGCCCTTTGTCGCCGTGACCGCCGCTCCGCTCGTAACGGATACCACGAGGGACAGCTCGACTCCGGGCTTGCTGACTGCGTTTGTTCTACCAATCATTTTTAACTCACCGCCTTAATACAAGTAATGCTCTGCACCGTGATAGCCGCCGTCGGCTTTGTCGCGGCGTAGATTTTGACCGTCCCGCTCCCGGAGAGAGCGACCGGCGCAAAGTTTCCGCTCGCGGCCTCTGTCGCACCGAACACGACCTCGGGGACGTGGCTCGCCGTCACGCCGGGGCAGGCGATAGAGGCGGCATAGGGATACGCCGCGTATGTGCTGTCGCTCACCCATGCAGAGGCGGCGACGGACACGCCGGAGAAAATCTTTACCTCGGCGTATCCCGCGTGAGCGTGGGAGGCGTTGGCAAAGTCGCCCGGCTTTTTGCCGCTGTCGGTCAGATTGCCGGAGGAGTCGAGCCCGGCGAAGTGTCCCGCCGTGGCGTTCTTTACTTTGTCCGCCTTGTCCGTGTGGGTATGGCTCGCGGCGGCAAAGTCGCCCGGCTTTTTGCCGGAGTCGGTGAGGTTGCCGGAGGAGTCGAGCCCGGCGAAGTGTCCCGCCGTGGCGGAGCTTACCTTGTCCGCCTTGCCTGTGTGGGTATGGCTCGCGGCGGCGAAGTCGCCCGGCTTTTTGCCGGAGTCGGTCGGATTGCCGCTTGCATCGAGCCCGGCGAAGTGTCCCGCCGTCGGTGAGGCGGCTTTCTCGGCCTTGCCCTCGTTGAGCTTCTTAATATTTTCCTGCATGGCGGTTTGGTCTGCCGCCGTGAAATATCGGGCGATAACGTCGCCCGCCGACCATGCCCGGGCGGTCGTGCCGTTCTGCGCTCGCGTGACTGTGAGCACGTTCCCGTTCTTTGCGGTCATAAGCACCGTTTCCGCCGTGGAGCCGTCCGCTCCAATCGTGAGCAAGTTCGGAGCCTCCGGCAGTACGGAGCCGTCAACGACGTTTACGGTCGTACCCGCCGCCGTCAGCGCGCCGGAGAGCGAAGTCTCCGGGGAGTTGGCTTGCGCCGGGTACATTGTCACTAATTCGGACATATTCTTTCCTCCTTTTAGTAGTCCCCGCCGCCGCGAGAATTACAGAATGTTTGAGCGAATACCGCGCCCACGATACGACTCATGTTGTCGGGGAGTATCTCTATCGAGTGCCACGAGTTACGGCATATCTTCCCGCTCGAGTCCGTGGCGAGATACTTCACAATGTCGATATTGCTATACGAGGACGGCGCGGGTATCTCTTTGCCGTCTACCTTGATAGTCGCTTTCGAGGCGCGTTGTCCCTCGTAGATGCCGAACTCGATAGCGTGGGTATGGTCTTTTACGGTGTGGGTATGGTCTTTCACCGTATGCGTGTGCGCCCTTACCGTGTGCGTATGGTCGTAGACCTCGTGTGTATGTGCGGAAATCCTGTGCGTGTGCGCCGGATGCGTATGCGCGCCCGACCAAATGAACGTCTCGTATCCGTCAACGGTTTTCCCGTCGCTTGTCGTTGCAAGGCGGGCGTGTTGAGAAATGCCGTGGTTATGCACGGCCTGTCCGTTCGTCTCGCTTGGGAGCACGTTCGAGGACTCGAGCGCCGTTCCGCCGGAGGTCTGCCCGCCGCCGGAGGAGGTCGTAGAGCCGCCGCCGGAGCTCGTTGTCTGCCCGCCGCCGGAGCTCGTTGTCTGTCCGCCGCCGGAGGAGGTCGTTTGTCCACCGCCGCCGCCGATAGCTTTCTCATACGCCCGGAACGCCTCGAACTCGATATTGAGGAGCATTTTGTTAATGCGTACCACCGAGTCGGAGATATATAGTTGCAGTTTCGCCGGATGCGTTGCGTCGGCGTTATCCGAGAAATTATAGATTTGTTGGTTGGTCGCGCCCTGTGCGTATGTCTCAGAAATGAGGGCGCGGCTCTGCAAGTCGGAAATACTGCCCGCTATATCCTGCGTCTTGTTGGCAATCGTTACCGTGACGTTTCCCGGGTCGCCCTCTGCATCCGCTTTCTCAACGCGGACGATGCGGGTACGGAGGTTAATTCCGTCGGCCTCGTCCACGACGCGGACGATTTCGCCCGGGCGGAACTTTGAGAACTTGTCGCCGGTCAGCCGGTGGAGGTCGATAGCGCCGATTTCATAGCTCACATACGGCTCCTTGAGCCCGGCGAGTATCTGCTCGGCGTACGCCTTGAGGTTTTCCGCCACTTGATACCGCGAGTCTACGAGGATAGTCGAACACAAGCCGTATCGCTCGATGCTTAAAGCGTCCTCGACGTACGGAACGCCGCCGTTCGCCGACTCTATTGTCAGTTGGTTTACACCCTCGCCGTATCCGAGCGCATAGACGCGGTTTGCGATACTGGTCGCGTCCGTCGTCTTTTTGATGTTCGTCATATTCTTTGCGTATCGGATTTCGCTTTTGAGTGCCTCCGTCGGCACGGTGAGCGAGAGCGTCCACGGGTAGACGGTCGTATCCCACGACCAAAGGTATTCACTATCGAAGCACTCCGGCACGGCGAAAAGTGCCGCGAGGAGCGTCGAGTTTTCCCAATTATATTCAAAATAGCGTTTGAAATCGCAAGCCCCGAGTTTCCAGTTTTGCCGGGTCTGCCGGGCGAGAATGTAATTGAGAACGTCGGCAGTCTTTACGCCGGAGCCGCCGCATTGATGATACTGAAAGAGAACGTCGGAGAGGAGCGTAGCGAGGACGTGCTCGCAATCATAATAGCGAGTCGCGCCGTTGCTCCGCTCCATATCCTCCCCGATGATGCGGAAAAGGTCGATACGCTCGTCTCCGTCGAAAATCTCGACGAAGTTCAGCGGCGTACAATAGGCGTTTTTCGGGTCGTCCGCCGGGAGCGTAAAGGTCGCCGTCCATAGGGAATTAGTCTCGAGGCCGTAGCCGACGGCGAGCGCGTTGTCGAGGTAGGCGAGCCGCTTCATATCGCGGTTGAAAATCTGCGGCTTTGCCATTATAACCACCTATCTTTCCACAAGATTTTAACGTCTGCGGTCGTGCCGCCCTCGACGATAATATCGTTCTCGCCCGGTTGGAGCTTGAAAAATGCGCTATCGTCGCTCACGCGGTCGATGATGTTCGCGCCGTTGAGCGTTACGGTCATGTGCTCCGTGTCGATAATAAGCTCGTCTCCGGCGACCATGTTCACGCCCTCAATTACCATAGTGACGGAGCCGTAGGTCGAAACGCCCGTACCGCTCGCCGTTGCTACGGCCTCCGCAAGCGCGGAGAAAAAGAGAGTGCGGATATAGTCGCCGACGCTCCCGGCCTCCGCCTCCGCAAGCGCGGAGGGGAGGAGGACGCGGACGAACACGCCGGACGCGGTAGCGACCGCCGCCGCCGAGCCGTCGAGGTATCGAATGATTTTCAGCGTCGCCGAGGTATCCGTCTCCGCGTTCGCCGTGGCGAGCCACTCGAACACAATGGACGTTGTTCGGTTGTACGTCGTCTTATTGTACGGAGTGCGGTTATACATTTGCTCGCCTCCTCGTTATGCCAGAGTGCAAACGATAGCCCCCGCCGATACCGTGATAGCGTCGCCGTTGAGTACGTTCTTGCTCCGGGTAAAGGAGCCGTACCAAAGCAAATTACCCGCCGTCAGCGCGTCATAGATGCCCCAATAGGCCACCGTGCCGAGGTCTGCCGTCAGAGTGCCGAAGTCAACGGGCGCGGAGTTGGAAACCTGTTCTTTGCCGGACACGAGGGACGGCGCGCTAAAGTTGATAATCTTTCTCGCGTATCCGCCGCCGGATACCTCCGTACCCGTTCCGCTCGCCGTCGGGTCGGTGAGGAAAAGAGCGAGGTAGTACGTCCCGCTCCGCAAGGACGTATTCAAGAGAGTGGATGCGTGGACGTTAGATAATGCGCTCATAGTAGAAACCTCCTAATTTTTTAATTTACCTTGAGCCGTGTTATCGTCAGCGTTTGGATATTACCGCGCGCCGTGATATAGATTAAGCCGTCCGTTTCCTGCGTCCCTCGGACGTTGACCGCCTCCGTGTGAGGCAGAGAGACGGATTTCACGTCCTGCTGATTGTAGCGCAAGGACTCGGCGAACGGCTTACACAAGAAACGTACCTCGCACGTCCCCGTAACGGCGATTTGCTCGATAGAGATACCGCCGACGACCTTTGCGGAGTACGCCTTTTCGGGCTCGTCGTCAAATACGAGCAAGCCCTCGCCGGAGAGCCATTCCGCCACGGCGCGCGCTCGCGTTCTCACGCCCGCGTAATGGTAGCCCTCGCCGACGAAAGCGACCGTGCATACGATTTCGCGGTTTTCGTAACCGTCCTCTATGTCGTATGTGCCGCTCTTGCCGGGTATCGTGTATTGCGTTACCCGTTTCGCGGGGAGGAGTGTTCGGTCTGTGGATTTGAACACGACTCCCATATCCCCGCTATGCTTGTTGTCGAAAATAAAACCCATGCTCACGCCATAGATACCCCCTTGCTCCGCGATTTCGATTTCTGCATATTGTATAGCTCGCGGGAAATCTTCTTTACGTCCGCCTCCTCACGGACGACGAGCTCCGCGATATGAAAATGATTTACGACGTTTGTATCTCCGCCGCCGGAGGTCGTCGCACCGCCGCCGCGCCCGGTCAAGTCCGCCGGGACGGATGCGGAGACGGCCTCGACGGTCGCCTTTGCGGAAAAGCCCGTTTCGATTTCCCCGATAGAGCTTTTGAGCTTGTCGTTTACCGCCGCGAGCCCGGAGTCTACCTCGGCGAGCATTTCCTCGCCCATAGCTCCATAGGCTTTTACGGCCTTGCTCTTGTTCTTCTCAATGCCGACGACTGCGCCCTCGACGTTCATTTCGGACACCCACGCCATTTTTGTGCTCGGGGAGTGGATGCCGAAAAAGTCCGTAATGCCGTCCCAAATGGAGGAAATCCACCCGGACACTTTATCCCATAGCCACCCGGCGAGCGACTGGATGCCTTGCCACAAGCCCCGGACGAGGTTTGCGCCGACCTCCGCGACCTGCGACACGCCCTCGCCGAGCGCGCTCACGATGCCGGTAATAATCTGCGGCATAGCGCGGACGATTTCGGCGATAATCTGCGGGAGGTTGGTAATGAGGGCAGTCAAGAGCTTTACGCCCGTCTCGATGATTTTCGGGATATTGTTCACGAGGGCGTTAATTACCGCCGTGATAATCTGCGGGAGCGCCTGTACTATCGTCAAAATGATTTGCGGGAGGTTGGTAATAAGCGCCGTCAAGAGCTTTACGCCCGCCTCTACGATTTCCGGCAAATGGTCGAGGAGCGTCGAGATAGTGCTCTCGATGATTTGCGGCAAAACCTCGCATATCGTCGTAATGATTTCCGGGAGGTTTTCCACAAGGGCGGTTAAAAGTTCGACTCCCGTCTCGATGATTTGCGGGATAGCGTCGAGGAGCGTCGTTACGAGGCTCTCGATAAGCTCCGGCAAAGCCTCGAGGAGTACCGGGATAGCCTCGAGAACGCCCTCCGCGAGCCCCTGTATGAGTTGGAGCGCCGCGTCGATAAGCAAGGGTATATTCTCGATAAGCGTCGATACAATGGTCGTCACCGTCTCCACCGCCGCCGGAATGAGCGTCGGTAGTGCCTCCGCGATACCCTGCACGAGCGTTGTAATGAACTGTGCCGCCGCCTCTACGACGAGCGGCAAAGCCTCGATAATGCCTTGTACGAGCGTTGTCACGAGCGAGGCCGCCGTGTTCATAAGCTCCGGGAGCACCGATGTAAACCCGCTCAAGAGCGCCTCAAAGAGCCCGACTCCCATTTCGAGGAGTTCCGGCAGGAGAGGCGCGATAGCGTCGAGGATGCCCTCTAATGCGTTCGGGACGGTTTTTGCGAGGTTTCTAACGACCGGCGTAATGTTCTTGACGACCGAATTAAAGGAGTTTACGACGTTATCGCATAGCTTGTCTATGTCTGCGTCTGCGTCGCCGAGGCCGGTAATGAGGTTTTGAAACGAGGATTTCAGCATCCCGATAGAGCCGGAGATAGTCGCCTCCGCCTCTTTCGCCGTCGTCCCCGTAATGTCCATTTCCGTCTGGATAACGTGAATAGCGTCGATAATGTCCGAGTAGCTCGAAATATCGTACTTTACGCCGGAGAGCTTCTCCGCGTCCTCGAGGAGCCTTTGCATTTCCTCTTTCGTACCGCCATACCCGAGCTTGAGGTTATCGAGCATTGTATAGTTCTGCTTTGCAAAGCCGGAGTATGCGTTCTGAATGGAGGCCATGTCCGAGCCCATTTTGTTGGCGTTGTCGGACATATCCGTAATTGCCATGTTCGCATACTCGGCGGCTTTCTCCGTGTCTCCGCCGAGGGAGGAAATAAGGCTCGCAGAAAAGCCCGTCACGGTTTCCATATACTCGTTTGCAGAGAGCCCGGCGGTCTTGTATGCGTCGTTCGCATACTCCATTACCTTACCGGAGCTATCCTTAAAGAGCGTCTCAACGCCGCCGACTAACTGCTCATAATCAGCGTATGCGCTGATAACCTCTTTCCCGAGCTTTATTGCCGCCGCCGCGAGTGCCGCCGTTGCCGCCGCCGCCGCTGTTCCGAGTGCGGTCGCGGCGGTCTTTACCTTGTCGAACTTCTTCCCGGCCTCCTCGGAGTCCTCTCCGGCCTTTTTGACCTCTTTCCCGTATTCGTCGATAGACTCGGCGCACCCGTCGGAGGATTTCGCGGCCTCGTCCATATAGGAGGCGTTTTTATCGAGTTCCGAGCCGAGCTTGTTAAGCTCCGTCTCGGCGTTATTTACCTGTGTTTGATAGGAATTGACAGAGCGAGTCGTAGACTCGTATCCTTTTTCAGCGG